TGGTTCCGGAGGCGGGGCTGTTTGGAGTCGGCAGCGGGAACGTGCTCCGTCAGGAGCCGGCGTTCCAGCGGGACGTGTTCGAGGGGGGCGCCGGCGGGGAGACTCGGTGGGATGCGTTCAACTCGGTTGCCGGCGCGAATCTAGGGATGGTTCGGCGCGGCGTCATCACGATGGACGAGGCACGCGAGCAAACACGGGGCTGGATGCTGCAACGGATGCACCCCGCGTGGACAGATGCACGATTTGCTTCGGAGTGGCAGGGACTCGTCAACGCGGACATCCGCCGCAACGGAAAGCCAGATGCACCGGCGTCGGCTCCGTCCCCCGTGCGCCAGCTCCCGCAGAGTTCGCCAACGGAGTCGTGGTTCTCCGCATGGGAAGCGCACCGGTGGATCAAGTACCCCAAGCCCGAGCACACCTACCTTGTTGAGGCGCTTGTCGTCAAAGGCGAGCCGCATCTGTTCATCGCCGAGGGAGGAGCGGGGAAAACTGGCCTAATCGCCGATTTAGCGTTGAAAGTGGCCGCTTATCCCGAGTTCGGCGGGGATTTGGACTGGTGTGGGCAGCGAATCACCAACGGTGGTACCGCTGTTCTGCTCTTGTGCGAGGATAGCCAGACCGAGATGCACCGGCGTATCTTGGAGATTGACCAAGGCGGGCTCATCGCAAAGGCCGGTCGGCGCCTTGTCGTCATACCGCTCTCAGCGGTTGGTGGGGCGTTCCCGCTTGTTGAGCGCGACCCCAAGAGCGGGGCACCGGTGGCGTCTTCAAAGTGGGAGGCTGTCATCACTGAGCTCAAGCGAGTGCCTGACCTCTGCCTTGTGTGCGTGGACACCTTCAACGCGGTCTCCCACGGGGATGAGAACAACGCGCTGGCTGTTGCGGAAATGATGCGCGAGGCAGGGCGCGTGTGCGGGGAACTTCGGGCGGCGCTTATGATAACGCACCACATCCGAAAGCCTGGGGCCGAGCCCATCCGCACGCTCAAGGACATGAAGAACTCGATCCGTGGGAGCAGCGCCATACCGTCGTACTTCCGCATCAACTTGGGGTTCTGGCACGCCACCGATTACGAGCGCCGCATGAAGGGCATGGGCCTCGCGCCGCGTGTAGACTCCTGTTACCGGTTCGGGGTGCTTAAGGCGAATATCTCGGGCCTCATGCGCGGCGAGCGCACACTGCTTCGGGACGCCAACGGACTGCTTCAGGACGTCACCAAGGTGGACGTCTACAGCGCCATCAACGTGACCGAGCGTCTTGCGTGGCTGGTGCTGGCTGTGCGAGAAGCAGCAGGGAACCTGCACCCGTACACGCTGGGGAACAAGAACGCAGCCAACGGGCTCTACAAGCGCCGGTCTGAACTTCCACCGGTACTGCGGGCAGTTGGTGCGAGCGAGTTCGGGCACCTCATCGAGGAGGGCCTCCAGAAGGAGCTTATCGTCTCCTGCGCGGTCAAGGGCTCAAAGTCGAAGAGCTACCTCGATGTCCCAGGCGGGGTGCTGGCAGGGGATGAAACCGGTGCCACCATCCAAGCTGGAGCGTACTCGTCCCTTCCGGACTGGAACGAGTACGTCTTCGACGCGGAGACCGGCACCTGCGTAGGCAAGGCCGGCCGAGCCGCATGGGGGGCTACCTTCTCATCCACGGGGGCGCAGGCTTTTGATCAGCCGCATCCACAGGATGAATCGCCGGTGCTGCCTGAGGAGCCACCGGTGCACCTGCCTGCAATGCGGTCTCGATTCGCTCAAGGCGAGCGCATAGGTCTCCCGAGAGCCGCTCGACCATCTTCTCAAGATGACGAATAGTCTCATCGCGGCTTGCAAGCGTCTTTTGAACGGCTGTGTTCGCCTCGAGCGCAGCCTTCAAATCTGCCTTAATGTGGTCGGCCTCGGTGCTGACTTCAGCGGCTTTTGCACGCTTCTTTGCACGCCATTCACGGTAGTATTCTGCTCTCATTGTAAGTTGCTGTTTTTTAGTTGGTTGTTACTGTTGCGCAAAACGCGCAGATTCATGTTTACAAAGTTCGCAAGTTTTGTGAAGCGTTTTCTACAGAGTATTTTGCGCGAGAGGTGCGCACTGTTGCGCGAGAAAATCAAAAGCTCAAAAAACGGCCTAAAAAACAGCCCAAAAACGGCACTTGTAAGTCGTTCATGTTCAATGGGGAACAACTTGCACAACACTAGTGCAAGAAAGTTCGCAAAGTTCGCAAGCATTGTGCCATGCCATTTTACAGAGATTTTGCGCCACTTTCGCACGACACTTTGCGCGATTGCGCAACAAAAATTTTTTCGCGTTGGAAAAAACAGTGAAAAAGGACGCTACGTAAGTGCTTGAAAACCGTATGATTTGCGAAAGAAAACCGATGTTTGAGGACATGAGCCCTTATATAGAGAGTAGCGTACTCATCGCTTACGCTCTTCCTACTATCCCCTCTCTCTTCTCTCAGTCTAACGCGTTGCTTGCCTGAGAGGAGAGGGGATACTGCTTCGCAGGCTGCCTTCCTCTATATTGACCGTTGATGACCTTGTTTTTTTCTCGTTGTGTTTGCTGACCGTTTTATCCCGCCGCGCCGCTCGCATTGTATACAATCCCGATAGACTTTTATGACGTTCACTTTCTTCGTTTCCGGCACCCCTCGCCCACAGCCAAGACCGCGTTTTGTGCGTGGGAGAGCGGTGTCCACCTTGGATGCGGGCTCGAGTGCGTGGAAGGGGCTGTTGCGCTCGTCTGCGGGGGTTGTTTTAAGCAAGGCCGGCAAGACGGCTGAGGCGCTTGGGCTGAATGAGGCGATTTCGATGGAGCTGACCTTCCACTTTGCGACCAAGGAGGAGGCGCGTCACGGTCAGCCGCACACGCACAAACCGGATGCGGACAACCTGGCGAAGCTGGTGATGGACGCGCTGGTTGATGGCGGTATGTGGGTGGGGGATGACAGCCGCGTAGCGGATTTGACTGTTCGCAAGCGTTGGTGCGAGGCCGGCAGCGAGGGAGTCGCGGTGAGTCTCTACGTTGACGCGCCGGCGGAGGAGAAGGCACCGGAGTGGCTTTTGTGATTGGTGAAAGATTTTGCTAAAGGGCGGAGAGGAAGTGGCCGAAAGAAGAGCTTATGAACCTGATGAAGATAAACCCAGATGAGATACGCTCCATTGTGGGCAAGTTGGTGGCGCAGGGCAGAGCGGTTGTCCCGCCCGAGAAGCCCAAGCGCGGCAAGTACAGCGGACGCACCGGTGAGCAGAACAAGCTGCGGGTCATCGCGTGTGACCAGTGCGGCAAGAGATTCATGAAGAACTGCTCGGTGCACCTGCGGTGCAGCAAGGAGTGTTCGCGCAAGGCCAACATCGAGAGCGTGCGGGTGTGGTTTGTTGCGCGGGGGCTGCGGGGAAAACCGCTGGCGGATTATGCGTGTGACAACTGCGGCACGGTGTTCAGAAAGATCAACGCAGGTCACCGGTTCTGCGGGAAAGAGTGCAGCAAGGTCGGTAAGAAAATCAGAAAGGCAATGAAGTAAACCAACCAACCAACAACAACACACCATGGTCACACCAAATAACGACGAGCAGAACGAGTACACCCCCGGCATCCACGACACGGGTCTGCCGGTCATGGAGCCCGAGGACATCATCCGAAACTTGATGCGGGCGCTGGAGAAGATGGAGAAGCGGCTCGACCGCGAGATAGCCGCTGCAAGCGACCTGCGCGAGAAGCTGATGGAGGCGGAGAAGCTGGTGGCGGATGGCACGCACGTGGTCAGCGAGCTCAAGGAGCGGCTGCTGTCGCGGGTTGTGGCGGATCTGGAGTGGAGGGGCGGGGACAAGGGGCTTTTGCTGGACGCGGACCGGTGGATGCAGGCGTGTGTGCCCACGGTGGTGCGTGTGACCATGGCCGAGGAGTTCGGGTTATGACCGCGCATCCCCAAAACACAGCCCAAAAACATCCCAAAAGCACCGAGTTTACTCTGTTGGGTGCGTTTGAGGACGAGGGGGTAATACAGCAGTCAAACAACCGCAGGACGCACGCGCACGCGCCAGCGCACGCAGAGCATTCGCTGAGTGCAGGCGTCGCCCAAGTCGACGCACTCATCAGACTGCTGCAGGCAAGAAAAGCAGGGAGCACAGCGGCGCAAGCCGCTGCCATCAGCAGTGCCATCAGCAGGCTCAGGAGAACCTTATTGCCATTGCGAAGGGACGAACTCTGTAGCACCTTGTTGCCCGACAGAACCCACCAAGGCTCGACGCGATAAAGGCGTTCCTCAAACCGGTGGGTCGCTTCTTCTTCCGCGAACGCACTGCGTGGCTCGATCACGGTTGAGCCAGAAACGGCGTGACACTCTGGAGAGACAGAGACAACAAAAAAAAACATGAATACCTACATCGGAACCAAAATCATCAACGCCAAGCCAATGACGCTTGGCGAGTACAACGACCTGCGCGGCTGGACAATGCCACCAAACGAGAATCCGGTAAGAGAAGGCTATCTCGTCGAGTACACGGACGGCGGCGAAGCAAACCACCCCGACTTCAAGGGCTACATCTCTTGGAGTCCCAAAGACGTGTTTGAGAGGGCGTACCGAATAGTTCAGGGTAGGTACATCGTGGAGTAATAAATCTTGCGACACCTGCCGCTCGCGGTCACGGGTAATGCCGATGGCGACGCATAAGAGTGGTGTGACAGGCCGGAGAGACGGCCAACCAAAAACCGGATTAACGTTCCAGTTTCAAAAAGGCTGACGGGATTTTCAGATTCGTGAAAAGTTTTCCCAATCCCAGAAAATCGGAAAACCGTTTCACCCACAAAACAGGACGTAAATCCGTATGTCCGGTTTGCGCAGCCCAGGCAGCTCCCGCGCAGCGGACACGCGAAGCGGACACGTGGAGCTGGCAAGCGCCAGCTCGCAATCCAACCCGAACGCCAGCCAGAAAACCGGATTAACGATCCAAATCCAAAACGGTTGGCGGGATTTTCGATTTCGTGAAAAGTTTTTGGAGAGGGAGAAAACCGAAAAACGGTTTCAGGCGGAAAATCAGGGTTTCAGAGGGGTTTGGGTGCGGAAAGGCGCACTAAGTTGAGTTTGATTAGGTTGGATTTAAGGGTGAAAAGGTGAACGTGTACAGAGGAGCGGGGAGAAACATAGGCCTAGAACGAACAGAAACGGGGTGAGAGCGAGAGGAAGGAAGCGGGGAGGGTAGGTGCAGCGGAAATGGGGTGAGAAGAGCGGGAAGGGGCGAGAGGGGAGCGGGACGGGAGAGGACACGAAAAAGGCCGCATCTCGTGAGAGACGCGGCCGGAGGATGGGTAGAGGAGTGGGTCAGTGCCGGTACAGGCGGCCGTCAGAGCCAACCCGCCAAGCGTCAGTGGGTGGGGGTGGACAGGTTCGGACTTTGCAAGGCATAATCAGTGCACGGTTGACTGCAGTCTGCGCAGACTCGAGAGAATCGGCAGTGATGGTTCCGAGATAAGCGCCGGTGGGGGAATCGACGTAAACGTGAAAGGTTTGCATGGGTGCGGTTGGTTAGTTTGCTGAGTCGACAACAAAGCCGCTCCGGTCCCGCTTGGCTTGTCCTTTGGCTTTGAGTCCGACAACGTAACCAGATCGACCAGCTCGCGCGCGGCGGTCGAGAAACCGAAGGTCCGTAGCATCGCCGTTGAGAACGGGGCGATGCCAGAAAACAGGCGGGAGAGAATCGCGAAAAACGACGGCGACGTTGCCACCAGCGGAAAGAACTTGTTGGCATTCGTTTTCGTTTGCGGCGGAATCACGCGAAAAGACAACGGTATAGTTTTGAGGGTGAAGTCCTTTTGCGTTGTCCAATGCCTTTTTGACGGACTTGGAATAGTCGTAGAAGGGAACAGAAGGGAAACACTGCATAAGCGTCTCGCCTTTAGATGGTACCAGCAGGCGGTGGAACGCCAAATCGCTTGTTCCGTTGAGCCTAATGCAAGGGAGCATTCCAGCGCGCTTCGCTTTGGATATCAAGGCCTTGCAATCAAGGTACAAGGTCTCCATGAATGCGTCACGGTCTGAGAAAAATAGGCGGGTCTTGGCAATGCGCGCCTTTTGGACGTTGGAGAAAGCACCTTTGCCTGCGGAGTTTAGACAACCTTTTTTGCATGAAGCGGCCCATGGGCATACGTTGCCAGAACCTGATAGGGTGTGGGGGGCGAGATAGAGGATTCCAGTAAGGAAATTTAAAGCTTCACCTTTTTCGGTTTTTGCTGAGGAAATACCGAGTAGATTCATTTTTTTTGGGTAGTGTAAAGGGTTAGCGCTTAGTGATTTCTATTGAAGAAAAAGCCATCCTGTTCGACGAAGTCGAAGCGAAAATAGGAGTTCCAGACGTGCTGCCAATCGATACAAGCCATTAGGTGAGAGGGGATTGAGTCTAGGTCATAGCATTCTGCGCTTGTCTCTTCGGCGAAATCTGCTGTTGAGTTAAACTGACCAGCGAAAGCTTCTTGTGCATGGCCGAGCGAGGATTCGTCAAACGAGTAACCAAAAACCTCAACGTACGCGGCCCAAATCTCTTTCTCTTCTTCAGTGCATTCAATCCAGTCCCAAAGGGCTGGAGACAAATAGCTTTCGCCATAAAAGGCACGGGGGAAGCCTTCGAAGTCTTGGAACATAAGTTCGGGGTCTGACTCGTCCGAATGGAGCTCTAGGCAGGCAGCGTGAAAGGTTTCGGGCGTGTGTCCTTCCAGCTTAATCCACGCTCCTTTTATGGATCCGGAGTTATATTTGGCGTAGGTGCCAACGTACACGGCGGGAACGGTTTCTGTTGTTTCGGTTGTGTTCGTGTTCATTTTGTTTTGGTTTGGTTTGGTTTTACTGACTCAGGGAAAGAGGTTTAGGAAAGGAGTGAACGCCAAAGCAAGATGGTGCTCCAAAGAAAAAGGAGCATAACGCAGAGCGCTTCAGGGAGCGTCAGCGTGAGCTGGGAGAGGCCGAGGGTGTCGACAGCGGTGAGGGTGAGGAATCCGAGGGATAAGAGGTTGTGTTTCATGGGTTTGCGGGGTTTTCGTCTTGCTTGCGTCTTGCAAGCTTGGTGCAAGGTTGGCGCAATGCGTGAGGGTTGGCAAGTGGGAAATGCGCAAAATTTGCGTATCAGAAGGAAAGGGAATCTTGAATCAGGCTCTATAGAGAGTAGAGCCATATCCGATATGGCATCGCCTGCACAGTTGGCTAACCTGATTCACACGGGTAGACCAAAGGGAACACAGAACAAGACGACAACGGCGCTCAAAGACGCGCTGATGCTGTCCTTTGAGAGGCTAGGCGGCGCCGCGTACCTCGAGGAGGTAGCACGTAGGGATCCGCGCACCTATTGTGCGCTCCTAGGCAAGGTTCTGCCACGCAACCCGGCTGCCGCGGACAACGCGCCTGGTAACGTCGCAACGCTATCCGACGCGGAAATACGCCAACGCGTAGCGGGAATGCTGCGTGAAGGGTTGTCGCCAGCAGGCATCGAAACAGGGGAAGTAGTTGACGCTGTGGAGGTTACGGTAAAACCAGATGCGTCTTGAGAGGTATTCATGTCCGTTATTGTATTGCGTAATAGGGAAAGCTTATTGATTCCAATGCTGGACAAAGTAAAAGCTAAAACCCCCCGAAGGGGGGCCGGAACTTACGGCGGAGACGGCGGCGTCTCCGTGAATGTCGCTATTAGACCGTGAAAGAACTCAGTCCAGAAGAGAAAGCAGAACTGGTCATGTGCCTCGAGGAACTCCAGAGGCGCAAGCGCGAGCGCCGTTTACTCGGTTACTACCCAGACACCGGACCCCTCAGGCGGGAGCTCTACAAAAAGCACCTAGCCTTCTTCGAGGCGGGGGCGAAGTACAAGGAGCGTCTGATGATGGCAGCCAACCGCGTCGGGAAGACCGAAGGCATCGGCGGCTTCGAGATGGCGGTACACCTCACGGGCCGGTACCCCTCATGGTGGAAGGGCCGCCGGTTCGACCGTCCTATCTCGGCGTGGGCGGCGGGGGACACCGGTAAGACCTCACGGGACATCTTGCAGACGAAGCTTCTGGGACCGGCGGGGAGCCACGGCACGGGCCTCATCCCGAAGGAAGACATCCTGCGGGTGTCGGCCAAGGCCGGTATCGCAGACGCGGTGGAGATCATCGTGGTGCGGCACGCATCAGGGGGAGAGTCGCGGTTAACGCTCAAGAGCTACGACCAGCGTCGCGAGAGCTTCCAGGGGACGGAGCAGGACATCATCTGGCTGGACGAGGAGCCGCCGCTGGACATCTACACGGAGTCGTTGCTGAGAACGATGACGAACGACGGTATGGTGATGCTGACGTTCACGCCGCTCTTGGGGATGAGCGAGACGGTGATGGCGTTCTTGAGGGACGGGGAGGTGTGTGAGCGGGCGGAGGGGACGAAGTTCGTTGGGATGGCGACGTGGGACGACGTACCGCACCTGAGCCAAAAGCAGAAGGAAGACCTGTGGTCGAGTATACCGCCCTTCCAGAGGGATGCACGGTCGAAGGGCGTGCCGCAGTTGGGGGCAGGGGCGATTTATCCGGTGCCCGAGAGCGAGATCGTGGTGCCTGACTTTGAGGTACCGGTGCATTGGCCTCGGGTGTTTGGGATGGACGTGGGCTGGAACAAGACAGCGGCGGTGTTTGGCGCGTTAGACCAGCAGAGTGATACGTTGTACCTGTACTCGGAGCATTACAGAGGGCAGGCGGAGCCGGCGATTCATGCGGAGGCGATAAACGCGAGGGGGCGTGGGATACCCGGGGTGATTGATCCGGCGTCGCGTGGGAGAACGCAGGTGGACGGGCAGCAGTTGTTTGTGAGGTACCGGCAGATGGGGTTGGACTTGACGGTGGCGAACAACGCGGTGGAGACGGGGATATATGATGTGTGGCAGCGGATGTCGACGGGGCGGATGAAGGTGTTTAAGAGCATGACGAACTGGGTGGCGGAGTTCCGGTTGTATCGGCGGGACGACAAGGGTCGGGTTGTGAAGGAGAACGACCACTTGATGGATGCGACGCGGTATTTGGTGGTGAGCGGGCTTAACCGAGCGGCTTTGAGTCTGAAGAAGCGGATGCAGAAGCTCATTGACGTGGTGCCGGTGATGAACTTCTTCTCGAGGAAGTAGACGTACCCATGCCCACAAGCCCCCGAGCCCCTGCAACCCCCAAGCCCCTGCCCCAGCCCCATTGACACAAGCCCTTAAACCCGCATGATGATGAGCATGAAGAACGATCCGGTTAAGGTCCACGCGGACGCGCTTGCGGAGTTTGACCGCATACAAGAGGTGCTCAGGAACGAGCGTTTGCAGTGCCTGCAAGACCGCCGGTTTTGTTCGATCCCAGGGGCTCAGTGGGAGGGGCCGCTTTCTGAGCAGTACGAGAACCGGCCTCGGTTCGAGGTGAACAAGACGCAGCTTGCGGTGATGCGCATCATCAACGACTACCGGTCGAACCGCATCACGGTGGAGTACGTCCCCAAGGAGAAAGAGTACGAGTCACTGGCGGAGACGTGCAACGGTCTATTTCGGGCAACGGAAGTGGACTCAAGCGCGGAAGAGGCGTATGACAACGCCTTTGAAGAGGCGGTGACCGGTGGGTTTGGGGCGTTGCGCTTGCGCAACGAGTACGAGGACGAGTACAGCGGTGAGAGCGACGAGCAGCGCATCTGCATTGAGCCGATTTATGATGCGGACTCCTCGGTGTACTTTGACTTGAACGCGAAGCGCCAAGACAAAGCAGACGCGAAACGGTGCTTTGTGATTACGGCGTTAACCCGTGAGGACTACGAAGCGGAGTGGGGGGATGATCCAACGACGTGGCCGAAAGAGATTACGCGCACCCAGTTCGACTGGCAGACGCCGGACGTGGTGTATGTGGCGGAGTACTACCGTGTGGAGGAGACGACCGACTACATGGTGACGTTTGAGGGGCTTACGGGGGACGAGGAGAAGGAGCTTTTGTCGGTGCTCAAGGAAGGCAAGATGGAGGAGATGGAGGCGCTTGGGTACAAGGAAGTTAAGCGCAAGAAGATTAAGCAGAAGAAGGTTCACAAGTGGATTATGTCTGGGGGCAAGATCCTTGAGGACTGCGGGTACATTGCTGGGCGGTGCATCCCGATTGTGCCGGTGTACGGCAAGCGCTGGTTTGTGGACAACGTGGAGCGGTGCATGGGGCATGTGCGGCTCGCCAAAGACATGCAGCGTCTAAAGAACATGCAGCTCTCTAAGCTCGCAGAGATTTCGGCGCTCTCGTCCATGGAGAAGCCCATTTTCATGCCTGAACAGGTAGCGGGGCATCAGGTGATGTGGGCGGAAGATAACCTCAAGAACTACCCGTACCTGCTGGTGAACGGCATTACGGACGCGCAAGGCGCGGTGCAACCGGCGCCGCCGTTGGCGTACACAAAATCCCCTCAGATCCCGCCGGCGATGGGGGCGCTTTTGCAGGTAACAGACGTCGATATGCAGCAGCTCCTTGGGAGCCAAGGCAACGGGGACAAGATGGTGTCCCACGTTACGAGCAAAGCTGTGGACTTGGTGATGCAGCGGCTCGATATGCAGAGCTACATCTACGTCTCCAACATGGCGAAAGCCATTAAGCGCGTGGGCGAGATTTGGCTGTCCATGGCCAAAGACGTGTTCGTGGAAGATAAGCGCAAGATGAAGGTTGTGACGTCCAACGGCGAGCAGGACGAGATTGAGCTCATGACACCGGTGATTAACCCAGAGACCGGCGAGCTTGAGTACGACAACGACCTGTCTGAAGCCGAGTTTGACGTGGCGGTGGACGTGGGACCCTCTTCAACAACGAAGCGGCAAGCGACGGTGCAGGCGCTGCTCTCGATGATGGCGGTAACGCAAGACCCTGAGACAATGAACGTGCTCTCGTCGATGGCGATGATGAACATGGAAGGCGAAGGGCTTGGGGACGTGCGGAGCTACTTCCGCAAGAAGCTGCTGAAGATGGGGGCGGTTAAACCCACCGAGCAAGAGGCGCAGGAGCTCCTTGCCGAGGCCCAGAACGCCCAACCGGACGCACAGACGCAGTACTTCGCAGCAGAGGCGCAAAGGGCAAATGCGCTCGCTACAAAGGCACAGGCCGACACGGTGCTTACGCTGGCAAGGGCCGAGGAGACGCGAGCGAAGACTGAGGAAACGATTGCAAAGGCTGGTCAGATTGATCAGGACAAGGCGATGAAGCTGGCGGACCGCATCGAGGACGATGTGCAGAAGCTGGTAGCGCCGGTGCAAACATTTTAGTGGACAGACCCACTAATTGAGAAAAAATGGAGAACAACAACACGGCAGTAGATGCTGAAGTTGTCTTGGAAGATGAGGAAGCTCCCGTAGCGGAGGCTGTGGCTGAGGAGACCGGTGCGCCGGTGGCCTCGGAGCCAGCCAAAGACGGGGAAGCGACCGCTTCAGAAGAGATCGACGTCAGCATCGGGGATTCGCCAACCCAGAAAGAGGACGCAGAGAAAGCACCGGAATGGGTGCGTGAAGTGCGTAAAACCAATCGGGAACTGCACCGTAAGAATCGGGAGTTAGAAGAGAAGCTGAAGGCAATATCGGCAACTGAGAACAATCCGGTTGACCCTGGGCCGAAGCCGACACTTGAAGGCGCTGATTACGACACGGAGAAGTACGAGGCCAAGCTGGCAGAGTGGTTTGACCGGAAACGGAAAGCTACTGAACTCCAAGCCAAGGCCGAGGAAGAGCAGCAAGCCCAACAAGCAGAGTGGCACAAGAAGCTTGAGAACTACGCGAAGTCCAAGACTGAGCTTAAGGTTCGAGACTACGAAGATGCCGAATCTGCGGTGCAAGAGGTGTTGAACACGACTCAACAAGGGATCCTGTTGCAGGGTTCAGACAACTCGGCATTGCTGGTGTACGCGCTGGGTAAAAACCCCAAGAAAGCGAAAGAACTCTCTGAGATAAAAGACCCAGTGAGATTCGCGTTCGCGGTGGCAAAACTCGAAACACAACTCAAGGTGACAAAGAAAACTGCTCCTCCTCCAGAGAAGACCCCACCGTCCGGCGGGGCTAGGTCAACCGGTGGTTCCGACGAAGTGTTGGACAACCTACGCGCAAAGGCTGAGCGCACCGGTGACTACACGCAAGTAATCGCCTACAAACGTCAATTGCAGTCAAAAAAGTAACCTATGGCTAACTCGTTCAATAAAGAAGAGCGCGTAGCGTTTGAAAACCTCCTTGAGGGGTTCAACGACGCGCTTGTTCTCTCCCGTAACGTCTCGATCTACAACACGGATCAGACGATGATGGAGCGCACCAACAACGTCATCTGGCGCCCGCAGCCCTACATCGCGACTTCGCTCTCGAACGCCGGTGTGGGTACGGACATCACCAGCGTTGGTGGCTACGCCTCCTACACCCAGCTCGCGGTTCCCGCCAGCATCAACCAGACGCGCACGGTCGCTTTCGAGCTCAACGCTCAAGAGCTTCGTGACGCTCTGCAAGAGCAACGCCTTGGCAACTCGGCCAAGCAGAAACTCGCTTCTGACATCAACGTGTCGGTGCTGAACATCGCGGCCAATCAGGGCACGCTGGTGGTTAAGCGCACGACGGCGGCTGGCGCTTCGAGCGGTTTCGATGACGTCGCCCAGTGCGAGGCCATCTTCAACGAGCAAGGCATCATGGACGGTGACCGCTACCTCGCGCTCAACACGCGGGACTACAACGGTCTTGCTAACGACCTTGCCAAGGCTTCGCGCTCCTTCGGGAACCAGAAGTCCGACAAGGCGTATGAGCGTGCATACGTTGGGATGGTAGCGTCCTTCGACATCTACAAGCTCGACTACGCGGTGCGGTTGGCGGCTGGTTCTGCTACGGCGACCATCAACACGACCGACGCGGCAGCGAACTACTACATCCCGAAAGCCATCTCGACCTCGCCAACGACGGCTGAGCGGCTCAACGTGGATAACCGCTTCCAGTCTCTGACGGTGGCAGTTTCTGCTGGCGCCTTGGCGGCAGGGGACGCGTTCACCATCGCTGGCATCAACGCAGTGCATCACATCACCAAAGGTGACACCGGTCAGCCTAAGACCTTCCGTGTTATCTCGGCGAGTGCGCCTGCTGCTGGTAGCCAAGCGATCGTCATCAGCCCTCCGATCATCTCGAACCAGGTTGCCAACGCGGCTTCTGCGCAGAACCAAAACTGCGTGGCGAACACGAAGGCATCCAACGCGGCAATCACGCTCCTCAACACGGCGGCAGCTCCTGTGAACTGCTTCTGGCACAAGGACGCGATTGAAATCCTCCCTGGCCGCTACTCGCTCCCCGACAACGCTGGCGTTGCGGTGATGCGCGGTTCAACCGACCAAGGGTTGGAGCTCGTTATGACCAAGCGTTTCGACCAGAACACCCTCACGACCAAGTATCGTGTGGACACGTTCTACGGGGTTGTCAACAAGCAGCCCGAAATGAGTGGAATCATCCTGTTCAATCAGGTATAGTTCCCGCAAACGGGGGGTGGCCCTTCGGGGCCATCCCCTTAACTTAATTGAAACCAAGGACTTATGCCGCTTAAGAAGGGTTATTCACAGAAGACAATCTCCTCGAACATCAGCAAGGAGATGAAGTCCGGTAAGCCGCAGAAGCAAGCGGTGGCAATCGCGCTATCGACTGCCCGCAAAGCCAAGCAAGCAGCTGGAAAACCCGTCGGCAAACTCAAGAAGTGATGGAATTTCCAAGCATGGTGTACCGCTCACCCGGGCGGAATCAGGCAAGAGGTGGGACGTACGACTATTGTGGCGTCGAATCCCAAGAGGAACTCGATGAAGCCATCCAATACGGCTGGCACACCTCGGTTGAAGCAGCAGTGGACGCTTGCAACGCCGCTTTGGAGGCCGCTGAGAGGCTCAAGAACGAGCCGAAGGTCAAGATTGTGGTGACTGAGCCGGAAGTTGAGGCTGTAGCCGCTCCTGAGGCTCCTGAACTTGTTTCTGAGGACGAAGAAGAAGACGAGAAACCGCGCCGTCGGCGCAAATAACGCATGGGATACACAAAACGCCAGTTCGTTGAGGCCGCTTTCGAAGAGTTGGGGCTGGCGTCGTATGTGTTCGACTTGACGCCCGACGAACTTCAGTCCGCGGTGCGCCGGTTGGATGCTATGGTTGCCCAGTGGTACGCGAAAGCCATCCAGATTGGCTACCCGCTGACGAACTCGCCTGAGAACAGTGATCTGGACACCGAGACGAACGTCCCTATCACCGCCAACGAGGCCATCATCCTGAATCTGGCGATGCGGATTGCCCCTCAGTACGGCAAAGCGCCGTCTGTGGACACCAAGTTGGGGGCGATTTCAGGCTACCAAACGCTCCTTATGCAGAGCGCGAATGTCCTGCAACAACAGTACCCTTCGACGATGCCCGCGGGAGCTGGCAACAAAGACGTGGATTGGCCGTTCCTGCCGGTGCCATCCATCGCTCCCATCGAGCAGGAACCAAACGGTCAACTTCAGTTCCGCTAACATGGCTATTCAAAATCTCGATAACGTCGACAGTATCAACAACTCTACGTTGTTCGCTGTCAACCAGAACGGGCTCGACTACAACTGCACGGCAGCGGTGGTGGCTGATTTCATCGAGCAAAATGTGACGGTCAACGACGGCAAGGTCATCCAGTACGCCTCGCCGATTAGCGGCTCGACGGTCGCCATCAGCGGCACGAACAACAGCGTGTGGCTGGTGCTTACGCCCATTAGCACAGTGGCCTCGCTGACGATCCAACTCCCGCAGGTCTCGGGCTGCGTGGCAAACCAAGAGATTCTTGTCAACACCACCCAGACAATCACCTCGCTCACGGTGAACCTGAACGGTGCGGTCGGAGGCGGCGTTCCGACGACTCTCGCGGCAAACGGCTTCTTCACACTCCGGTTCGAGCCGGTCATCCAAAAATGGTATCGCGTAGGCTAATATGACACTCCCATTCAATCCCTCTTACGGCAGCGGACAAACCCAGTCAGCAACTGGAACCTCCGCCCAGTACAGCATCCGCTCTGGCACCCGCAGCATTTGCGTGACCAATACCGGCGCAACCAATCCGGTGTTTGTCCGCATCGGGCAGGGCACGATTACCGCAACGACCGCTGACTACATCGTCATGCCGAGCAGCCAAGTGTCCCTTGGCAAGTTCGAGGACGATAACGTCATTGCAATCATCTCGCCTTCTGGAACGACGGTTAACTTCATCTGCGGCGCTGGCCTGTGATTCGTTACCTCTCAAGACGACGCTCGAAGACGCCTGCGGGGCCCACGGTGACCCCTCCAGGGCCGCCTCCCGCCGCGTCGTTCTACCTGCGCCCTGGTGGCGGAACGAACTACTATCGCCGGCCAGGCGGCGTTGACCGGTACCTCAGACCCTAAAGCATATGCCTGACATTACAGTATCCTCTGACATCGACTCCTTCATGCAGTCTGCTTCAAGGCAGGCCGCGATGGACAATCTCGCGGGCGCAACGACTTCCGGCCAGTACCTTCGCGGGAATGGCACCGACGTGGTGATGAGCGCGATCCAAGCTGCTGACGTTCCAACGCTGAACCAGAACACCACCGGTACAGCATCGAACGTGACCGGAACGGTCTTGGAAGTCAACGGCGGCACAGGAGAAACCACCTACTCCAATGGGCAGCTTCTCATCGGCAACACCGCAGGTGGGCTTACAAAGGCTACGCTGACAGCTGGAAGCAACGTGACCATCACGAACGGTGATGGTGCTGTTACCATTTCTGCTACCGGCGGTGGAGGTGCTGCTACGGACGTGCAGGTGTTCACTTCCAGCGGGACATGGACAAAGCCAGCAGGGGCGATTTATGTGGATGTGGTGGTGATTTCCGGAGGTGGAGGTGGAGCGTCAGGACGAAAGGGCGGGACGACAGCAACAGCGCCGGGAGGAGGCGGAGGAGCAGGCGGCTCGTATTCGGCAAGAGGATTCCAAGCATCCCTTCTTGGAGCGACTGAATCTGTTACTGTTGGCGCTGCCGGTATTGGAGGCGTCGCAGTCACTGGAACCAATGTCAACGGAAACGCAGGAACAGCTGGCGGACTGTCAGCATTTGGAACGTTTGTCCAAGTGTCTCCTGGGCTTGGAGCAGGAGCAGTTACCACGGCAAGTGGGCCAGCAGGATCAGCGGCATCCGCTCGCGCAATGTTCCAAGGAACATCAGGCTCAAACGGCGGTACAGGTGCAGGCCCATCAACAACGAGCGCTCTTGTTGGCGCAGGTGGAGCAGGAGCAGGAGGCGGTCTTCCAGCATCAGCAACCGTTGGATTTGCTGGCGGGAACGGCGGAACCTCTCTATCCACTTGGTTCACTGGCGGACTTGGAAACGGAGGCGCAATCTCAGGCAACGGAAGTTCTGCACCAAACGTCACGGTTAACTTCCCATTGTGCTCTGGAGGCGGAGGCGGAGGCGGTTCCAGCTTCACGGCAAATGGCGGAGATGGGGGAAATGGTGGACTATACGGAGGTGGCGGAGGAGGCGGAGGAGCGGCTCTTGATGGGGCGGCATTCTCAGGCAAAGGCGGAGATGGAGCGCAAGGCATCGTTATTGTAACAACCTACTTCTAAGCAATGAGATACGCAATCGTTGAAGACTCAACAAAAGTTGTCCTAAGCGTCATACTGTGGGACGGTGTAACGCCATACACTCCTCCGCAGGGCACGACACTTGTGAACGTGGATGGCATCCAGTGCGACATCGGTTGGATTGAGCAGCCAGACGGAACCTTCGCCCCTCCTCCTGAAGATGCCTAAGAAGCAAGTCAACCTCTCGGTCAGCCGCGGTGAGAAGCTTCCTGTATCTCAGGGAGCAGGACTCACTGCCAAGGGCCGCGCCAAGTACAACCGCGAGACGGGCAGCAACCTTAAGGCACCGGCACCCAACCCAAAGACCGAAAAAGACGCTGCGCGTCGGCGCTCGTTCTGCGCTCGCATGAGCGGGATGCCGGGGCCAATGAAGGACGAGAAGGGGCGCCCAACACGCAAAGCTGCTTCACTCAAACGCTGGAACTGCAAATGAAAAAAGGACTATACGCCAACATCCACGCCAAACGCGAACGCATCGAAGCCGGTAGCAAGGAGAAGATGCGCAAGCCAGGCTCCAAGGGAGCGCCGACTGCGGCAGCGTTCAAAGCATCTGCGAAGACCGCCAAGAAGAAGTAATGCAAGTACCACTGCTCAGCGGCATCTACACGGACGGGGCCGGCGACTTTCGCCGCAGCTACCCGCGCAACTTGGTGCCCGTCGTTCAGCCATCTGGATTGAGCGAGGGCTACCTGAGACCGGCTGACGGGATTAAGCAGTTCGCGGTAGGCCCTGGGCTCGACCGTGGCGGCATTGAGTGGAACAACGTGCTCTACCGCGTGATGGGCACGAAGCTCGTCTCGGTGAGCTCGCTGGGGAACGTGGTGGTGCTCGCGGACGTTGGCGGCAGTGGTCAAGTGACCTTTGACTACTCAGAGACGCTGCTGGCGATTCTCTCCAGCGGAACGCTGTACTACTGGAACGGTTCTGCGCTCACCAGCCTCACGCCTGACCCTGCCATGGGGCCAATCACGGACTTCTGTTGGGTGGATGGGTACTTCTTTCTGACAGACGGGTTCTTCATCGCCACGACGAACTTGGTCAACCCGACCATCGTTCAGGCCAAGGCGACATCCGAAGCCGATCCAGACCCCATCATCTCGATTCAGAAGTTCCGGAACGAGGTCTATGCGATTAACCGACATACCATTGAGCTCTTCAACAACGTCGGTGGAGACATCCTATCCTTCCCGTTCGCTCGCATCGAAGGAGCCCAGATTCAACGGGGTGGAATCGGAACGTACTCCTGCTGCGTATATCTGGATTCTGTGGCTTTCGTCGGAGGCGGACGCAACGAGGCGCCATCGGTATGGCTGGCGTCCGGAGCCAACACCGTCAAAATCGCTACACGGGAGATTGACCAGATTCTGGCAACTTACTCTGAAACTGCTCTGGCTACGACTATCTGTGAAACACGTCTGTACAACGGACTTAACCACCTCTACATCCACCTTCCGGACCACACGCTAGTCTACGACGGCGCGATCTCGCAGGTCGCCGGCCAAGCCATCTGGTTTACGCTGGCTGACGGTCTCTACGGCAACAGCAGCTACCGCGCACGCAACTTTGTGTACGCTTACGACAAGTGGATTTGCGGGGACACCTCAGCACCCAATCTCGGCTACGCGGTTCAAGACATCTCCTCGCTCTGGGGCGAGCGCATCGGCTGGCAGTTCGAGACACAAATCTTCTACAACGAAGGCAAGGGCGCCATCTTCCACGAACTGGAGCTCGTCGCCCTGCCTGGGCGCGTGGCCATTGGCATAAACCCGACCATCTTCGCGAGCTACTCAACGGATGGCGTCACCTACTCGCAAGAGCGAAGCATCAGCGCCGGTAAGACTGGAGACCGCAACAAGCGCCTGACATGGATGCGCAACGGTCGCATGGGAGACTGGAGAACGTATCGCTTTCGCGGGACGAGCGACGCGCACTTGTCAATGGCCCGCTTGGAGGCGCGGCTTGAGCCGCTTGTGTGGTAAATGGCCAACTCCATCAAGCCCAACCGGAATGACCTTGCCAAGTTCTTGCCCGACCAGCGCCTCATCCGCGCCTTCGAGCAACTCTTCGAGTACGTCCCAGCCGGCATCGACGCCAACACCATTGACTCGTATAACTCTCAGACGTCTGCACAGCAGGCGCTTGATACGGTTGAAGCCCTTCGCAGCGTCATCGAGCTCGCTTCTACAGCGCCTTCTCAGCAGGCTAACCAGATTGCTGAGCTAGCCCAGCAGGTAGCCCTGCTATCGCAGGCGCCACCGGTAGAGCAGAAGAAGTCGCCCAGATACGGCACCTTCTACGACACCACAACGCAGACGGCAGCGGCCATAAACACGGCGTACGCGGTCACGTTCAACTCAACCGACCTCAGCTTCGGCGTGAGCACTGGAACGCCTGCAAGCCGCATTTACGTTGATTCTGAGGGCATCTACAATTTCCAGTTCTCCATGCAGCTAGACAAGACCGCTGGAGGCGTTGGTCTGTTCTACTTGTGGGCGCGAATCAACGGCGTTGACCAAGCCAACTCGGCCACCCAAATCCGCATTCAGGGCAACAACGCAGAAAGTGTTGCGGCATGGAACTTCGTGTATAGAATGAACGCGGGAGATTACTTTGAGCTCATGTGGTCCGTGGACACCGTGGACATCGAGATCAAAGCCTTTACCGCAGCCCCACCGGTGCCTGACATTCCGTCGGTCATTTTAAGCGTCACCAACAACATCTCCTGACATGGCTGTAACCGTCAAAAACATCATCCCGCCCAAGCAGGCCGAGGCTGCTGCGACAGCCCAGTATCAGGCATCGAACTGCAAGTGCATCATCGACAAGTTCACGGTGACCAACACCTCTGCGGCGAATGCGTCCATCACGGTGAACCTGATTGCGCCCTCGGGCACAGCCGTAAACAGCAACAAGATTCTTTCCTCGAAGGTCGTTGTGCCCAATGAGACCTACACCTGCCCAGAGCTCGTCGGGCAGGTTCTTGAGTCCGGTGGCATCATCTCCACAACCGCAAGCGCAGCGACCTCGCTGACCATCATGGCTTCTGGGAGGGAAGTGACGTAGAGATGACTTCCGCTGAAGAATCATTCCGGTGTCTGTTTGCAGAGGTGCTTCTTCTTCCCGAGGACGCACAGGACTGGTTGATGTCGTTTTGGCAAGTGATGCAGGTGTTCGATGACGTTGCAGATGGAGATGAAGTGCCGCGCAAAGAACTCGACCGGTGTATCTGGAACACGATGGTGGCAATGCCGCTAAACCGGTTCTACTCCATGAACTCAGCGTTGTTGATTCCGGTAATGGTAAACCTGTTCTTGAAATGGCAGGCATCTGACCAAGCCGAGCGAGCCGGAAGAGCAACAGAGATGTCCTACGCTTGGAGAGCAGGGTTCTACGATCTTATTCTGTTCGTGACTCACGTCTGCCATGGCGTTGAGTTCGCAACCCAGAACGCCGAGAAAGTAATGAAGTTTTACGGCGAAACATTTGAAGATTACAGAAAGGAGTTTTTATGCCAGAGCCAGTGACAGGAACACTTGCATTAGCGGGAGGAGCATCAATTTATTCTGGAAGACGTTCTGCTAAAGCTGCTCAAGCAGCAGCAAAAGCGCAGCAAAAAGGCATTGACCAAGGCATTGAAGAGCAAAGGCGTCAGTTTGATTTTGTTCAAAAAATCCTTGCTCCATACGTCTCGGCTGGACGGCCTGATTTGACGCAGCCGTACATCGCGGCTGGCCCAGGGGCGATTCAGCAGATGCAACGGCTTGTTGGTCTCGGCGGCGAACAAGCACGCCAACAGGCACTCTTCAATGTATATCAGGGGACAGATTACAGGCAGTTATCTGACATCACTGAGCAAAACATTGATGAGTACGAGCGCAATAGAAAGCAGGAACTAGAGCTCTTTAAGAAGTCAGCAGCGTACAAAAAACCAACTCTTGCAGAAGGGCAAAAGGGCAAAACGGCAATCAAACAAGCTCGTGAAGACCTTATTTCCAACTTCCAGCTTGCCACAGATAAGGGCATTCGAGACATCGAAACGCAGGGGTATAATCAACAGCAGGCTCTCCTTAAACCAGTCCTTGAGGACAAGCAGTACGAGCAGATGGGCATGGAGCAACAGCGCCAAGCCATCCAGCAGATTGAGCAGGGGCCACTGTTCCAAGAGCTCGCTCGTCAAGGGGAGGCCGGTTTGCTCGCAACCGCATCTGCCACCGGTCGAAGGGGAGCTGATGACACGCAAAGCGCGATTGCGCGTTTCCGTCCGCAGCTTCTCAACTCGCTCATCGATCAAACGTATGCGCGACTTGGGGGATTGACCAACGTCGGTCAAACAGCAGCGCAAAGCCTGCTCAACATCGGTCAAGCTTCAGCCGCTGGAACCGGTGCTGCGGCAACATCAGCAGGCAATGCAATCGCCGGTCTCTACTCGGATAGAGGCGCTGCTGGAGCGGCTGGAATCATTGGCGCAGCAAACGCTCAAAACCAAGGTCTCATGGGTGCTGTTGGCGCTCTTGGTGATTACGCGCAGACATTCGGGGCACAAAACTTCGTTCGTGAAATGAGAGGTATGCCCCAGAAAAAGATGTTCGGATTCTTCTAAAAGCGTATGGCCTCTAAATTTGATTACTCGATAAACATACCGCAACCAACAGGGTTTGGTGCTGGTATGATGCAGAAAATTGGAGCGTTGCAGAACATTGTTGAGGCCCAAGACAGGTCGGCTTTGATGCAGCAACTTGCTCCTTTGCAAGTTCAACAGGCGCAGGCAAACCTTGCTTCTACTCAACAGCAGATGTCTCAGAGCGCGGCTGCGGCGTCCCGAGAAGAGGCAAGGTTTGGAGAGTTCACAAAACAACAGGAGGCAGACAGGAATCTTGCGATTGCAATCTCTGAAGGCAAAAGCCCAGCAGAAATTGCCACACTGCTTCCGAATGCAAGCCCAGGGTTTGTTGCAAAGTTCCCTCAACTTGCTCAGGCCATTACTGCGACAAAGATTGGACCATTGCTTGAGCGAGGGGAGATACGTCCTGAAGACAAGAAAACGGTAAGCGATGCGCTTGTTCTCTCGTTTATGCTTAACCCGCAAGAGGGCAATATGTTTCGCAGCGCGATTGCAGCAGTTCCAGACCCGGTTCGATCCGAATTTGGAAAACAGATTTCAATGGTAACGACAGCGGGGCTTGGCGGTGACAATGCAACTGCAATCAATCGTCTTCAAAGCCTTGTGGATGGATTGAAGAACAGTGAAAATCCTCAAAACAAAAATCTTGGAGAGATTGTATCAAAAGAACTGGAGAGCATTAAGAAGCAAAACAAAGAAGGAACTCTTGATCAAACAGGATGGTATCTTCGTGGCACAGAACTTTCCAATTTGCTTGGCCAATCTTCCATTGGAAAGATGATTGGAGATACTGCTGAAACGTATTTCAAGCTCAAGAAAACCAAGGCTGAAACAGAAAGGGAAACAGCTTTTGGGAAAAAAGCTCAAGGAGAATCAGGTGTTGGAAGACCTCTCGATAAAATAGACGAGAAGGTGGTTGAGAGTTATGCGGATTCATCAATCAAAATGAATGAAACTGCAAACAATGCTCTTGATCTTTACAAGAAAGCAGAGGAATTGAATTTAGACAGTGGTGCTCCCGCTCAAGTAAAAGAAGCAATTACTCGGTTTTTTGGCGGGGATGATGTGACGCAATTCAGAACGCAGATAGGCGGAATGCTTGACGCTCAGGCTCTGCGTAACTGGAAACAAGCAGCTCCTGGCTCTGGAACAATGTCGAACACTGAAACGGCTCGTGCATTAAGCGCAATGCCATCAAAAACGGCATCTCCCGTTATCTTGAAAGATTATCTGAAGGCAGTAGTAAACACCACTGCAAGAGCCGAAAATTACGAACAAGCACAAGTTGAGTGGGCTACAAACATTGGGTTGGCGCGAAAAGCTCAAGAGGACACCAGTATTGCTGGAATCCCTATCAAGAAGGGAGAATCCTTTCCTGATTTCAAAAAAAGAATCGTAAAACAACTAGGCTCAACGGACTTCTTCGAACAGATGCGGGAAGAGTCTAATGCAGTTGAGAAGCGTAAGATGGATGCTATTAGTCAACGGCCTCCAGAAGGTGGTCAAGCGCCTGATTTCAGAAATGTTGGAGGGGATGCTTTTTTGAGAGCAGAAGAATACCTTCGGAAAGGAGGTAAGTAGAAAATGGCAACGGTAGAAGATTTGGCGAAGGCGTTTGACCTTGCCAGAGAGAATGGAGATACCGAAAACGCGACTTACTTCGCGCAGGAATTGGTAAAATTCAAACAGGCTCAGGATCGCGCCCGTCAAGAAGCCGCTCTTCCAGCTGGAACATCCGGCATCGAGCAACCTCCGCAAGAACTCCAGCCGCAACCGTACTATGGTGAAGCTGCAAGGCGAGAGGCGAATCTGAACAAGAACGTATCGCGGGAACTCATTGCAGAACTTCGTCAGGCGCAGACCGGCGAGACTCCAACCGCAACGGAAGTGGAGTCCTTCAAGAAGGCAGCCGGTTCACGGTCTACGAGGGACTTCTTCAACAACCTCGTTTCGCAGGGCGCGATTGATTTAGGCTCATCCTTCAATCCAGAGCAGTCGCCAACGCTTGCCGGCGCGTGGGAGAAGTACAAGCAGGAGATGAAGCCTTCCTTTTTTGGAGCAATGGCGCGTGGAGCCGAAGAGCAGGTAATCCCTGCACTCGGTGGTATGGCTGGAGCTTTTGTTGGTTCGCCTTTGGGGCTTGCTGGCAGCATTCCTGGAAGTATCGCTGGTGCAGTAGGTGCCGCAGAACTTCAGCAAGAAATCTTCCCGCCAACCGAAGCGGATTTGGCTCAGCGCCGGTTCGATGAGGCAGTAACCGGCGCCAGTATAGGAAGAACCATTGGGAGTTTTGTGCCGTCACTGGCCACTGGTTACCCGTCACCTTCGCGCATTGCAGGGATTGCTGGACGTGGATCGCCAGCCGCTGTTACAGCGGCGCGTAAAGAGGCGTTGATAGAAGGCGCTGCCAACGCTGGAGCGACGTTTGCAGCAACATACGCAACTCAGGGCAGAATGCCGACACCGCAGGAGATAGCAGAAGGCGCTATCATGGGTGCTATCACGCGCCCAACGAAGTTTGGGACGGCAATGATGATGCCGCGCAAACAACGCACCGAGCTTGCTGGAAGAAGAAGTGCCGAGCAAACGATGCAGGAGTTTGCTGGCGGTGAAAAACCAGCGGAACTGGCCGCGACTGCAATCGAGAAGGGTATCCCAACGTCCCCAGGGGCGACGTTCTTCGCCGGTGAGATTTCAGGCAACGAAGGGCTGCTTGGGTTGCAGGAAGCCTTGGCAACAACGAATGCTGGACTGCGCAGCATCCGCCAGCAAACACGCGAAGCGGTTGCTTCTGATTTGGGCGCAACGCTCCAGCCGCAGGGAGGCGCCGGTATTGAGGCTGCTCAAGGCGTTATCCAAGCCCAACACGACAAGCTTATCAGAGCTGCTGAAGCTGCCAGAGACAGCGCCATTGAAAAAGGCAACCGCGAAGCGGTAAGCGCCTTAAACGATGCTCTCGCCGAGTCCAGAAACAACTTTAATGCAGCCAAGCAGGGAGCGATTGCCGCTGATGCTGCTCTTGAAGCCAGCGCGGCGCGTCTAAAGCAGGCTGGTCAGCAGTTTGCTCAAGCGCAGAAAAGCCGGTCTCGGTCGGACCAAAGCATAACCGTTGAACAGGTGCTGCTGAGGAACGCTAAGGAGGAAAAGGCGCTGCACGATGAGGCGTATGCAAAAGCTCGCGAGGAGACCGGTGATCTTGTCGTTGACTACGCGAACACCATCAAAGCGTTAAAGGAGGTTAGGAAGAAGGCTGGAGAACGTGGAAGTATTCCAGAGCACATCTCAAAGATGATTGAAGGTCTGATTGAGAATCCAGACAAAAATAAGGTCAACAGGGTTGAGGACATTGATTCTGATTACCGGAGCATTTCCGGAGAACTTTCAGACACCAAAAATATCGCCCATCGAAGCTGGCTAGGGATGGTGAAAAATTCGCTTAAGGCAGACCTAGAAACTGCCGGTAACGCTTCTCCGCTGTTTGCAAAGGCCAACAAGCTGTATTTTGAATACGCACGCAAGTACTTCGATGGTCCTGCTTGGGGCGTTATTTATGGACAAGGCAACAAAAAGACGCCGCCAAGCCAAACAATCGACGCCTACACGTCCGACCTTGAATCCTTAATACAGCTTAAGGAGTCGATCAAAGGAGACCCCGACGCGCAGCAGGCTATCGACAACTGGTTTGTCGATATGTTCTCTCAAAAAGTTAGCTCTGCGCCGACTGTCAAGAGCATGGAAGACTGGGCCATGACAGGGGCTGCCAGAGATTTTTCCAGAGTGTTTCCATCTGCAAGGGCGGCTGTCGATAAAGCTCAATCGGACATCCGTACAGCGGAAGCTGGCGTTGAGCGTGCGCAGCAAGAGAAAACACTTGCCCGTGAACTTGCCGCCGAGGCAAAAGCTGAACTTACTGAAAAAAAGGTCGACGCAAAACAGCGCGAAACGGTTATTGAAAAAGAGAAGAGGCAACAGGCCAAGGAAGCGTTTAGGAACGAGCAGGAGCGCATCCAAGGCATGGCTGTGAACAAGATTCTCGGCAAGGACGCTAAAATGGCTTTCACCAACATTTTCAAGTCCGACGACCCTGTTGGAATGACCTCTGAAATCATGGCGACTCTGCGTGGCAACAAGCAGGCTGAAGAAGGGTTCAAGAATGCGCTTAGCAGCTATCTCAATGAAAAACTGCGGAGCAAGTCACGGGTTGAGACCACGCTCAACAAAGCGGAGCCGGTAAAGCCAGACGAGTTTGCTGCTATTTTTGGAAAGCTGAACGACTTCCTTACTGAGGGATTGAGAGAGCGGGCCGTGCTGGAGAAGGTGTACGGCAAAGATTCCAAGGAGATGAAAGCCTTGGACATCATTCGCAAGCAGTACGAACTGCTCGCTCGTCCGACAAGAACGACCCAAGGCCAATCACAGACAGCTCTCAGAACCTCGATTGGCAGCAATCTCTCCGACATAAACAAGAACAACTCACTCGGGGCGCTGCAACGCATCGCTGCCGGTCTTGATGAGAAAGTTGGAGCTGGGGCAAGGTTCTTCACCGCTGTTTCGTCGCTGCTTCGATTCGCTTCAAAAGGAGACCCGTCTAAAGTTGCCTTGAACATCCTTGTTGAAGCGCAAACCAACCCGAAATTAGCCGCTGAGCTTCTCAGGGGCCAAACACCTGATAGTATCAAGAAACTACGCCCCTACGCTAAGTTCTACGGCCAGAAACAATCCGAAAAGGAGGAAAAGTAACACACCATGTCATACATCATCGAGTCACCTTTCCCGTCGTTCAACGACACCGACGGATCTCCGCTCAACAACGGCAACGTCTACGTCGGCAGCGCGAACCTCAACCCTGTCACGGACCCGATACCGGTCTACTGGGACGCGGCCCTCACCCAGCCGGCCGCGCAGCCCATCCGGACCATCAACGGCTACCTCTCGCGTAACGGCTCCCCAGGGCGCATCTACACGAACTTCATCACCTACTCCTTCCGCGTCACCAACAACAAGGGCGTTCAAGTCTTCTCCGACCTCAACTACAAAGACCCCAGCTCCAACGCAGGCAGCACCTACCAGCAGGTCATCACGGCGATTGCAGGACAGACGGTGTTCAACTTGAGCCGCACCTACATCCCTGGCACCAACAACCTGTTCATCTACCGCAATGGTCTGCGCCTCATCGTCGGCCAAGACTACAACGAGACCGGCTACAGCCAAGTCACGCTGACGGCTGGCGCCGACAACGGGGACGAGTTCGTGTTCGACATCGGCTACAACTACGACACCGCCGCAAACATCGACGCTCAAGACGTCACCTACAAGCTGCCTGCGATGGACTCGGTGTTCACGAACGTCGAGGAGAAGCTGTCTCAGATTATCAACGTGAAGGACTTCGGCGCGGTCGGGGATGGGACGACTGACGACACTGCTGCGTTCACCGCTGCGGCGGCGTATAGCTCACCGGTTCAGGTTTCCGTTCCTGTTGGGACTTACCTGCTCAACTCTTCTCCAGTGGCATCTTCGAGCGTTTCTTGGCTTGTTGATAGCGGCGCGACATTCACCGGCGCGGGGAGTCTGACCAGCTCGGGCGCAAAGTATCTGCCATTGGTGAATATCGGCGCATTTGTAACTGTCACGCAGTTCGGCGCGGTCGGGAACAATGTTGCAGATGATAGCGATGCCATTAACTCTGCAATCGCATACTGCAACTCTTTGACGATTCCTGTGGCTTTGCAGTTTCCTTCTGGGTTCTACAAGATCACAAAAGCTCTAACGCCAATCACATCTCCTACCGTGCTTGTTGGAGACTCGTTTCGCGGTTCGATTCTCTTTCCTCAAGGAAATTTTGATGTCATCAAGTTTACTGGCGCAGGATCACGTCAGTATGGAGGAGGCATCCAAGATTTAACAATCGACTGCCAAGGCATGACTGGCGGAATCGCAGTCACCTTGGATTGGACACAGGACTTTACCGGAAGCTTCCTTTTAGCAAATGCTTGGAATGGAGTTTATGTCCGCCAGTCTGGGAACGCAAAGTTCCAATCAATCACAATCGACAAGGCTCGTGGAGACTATTGCTTCAAAGCCTTTGGATCAAATGTGTCTAGGAATGGACAGAATGACCAGTGTGATGCAATTTCGTTTGAAAGCGATTCAACATTCACTGGCACTTACATACCAGGCGGGGCCACGCCCACAACAACCGGAGTAATTTTGGATGGTCGGGTGCATACCGTGAGCTTTGGCAACTTGAGGTGCCTTAATCTCCTAAGAGGGTTCGTTTGCTTAAACACTCCTGCACTAACTCAACGATTTGTTCCAAGTTTCATTTATGGGAATTGCTTGGAAACAGAAAACACATATGCAGAAGGTGTTCTTTTGATTGCTGCAAACGTGTTTCAAACTGGGCTATTTGTCGCGACCGCAGTGACAGAAAGTGGAGTGAAACTTTCAAATCAAACAACGAGAATCAACATCAATGGGTGCAACATTGAATCTTGTTACAAAAGTGGAATTGTTGTTGATGGAACAATAGACGCCTCAATCAGCGACCCTGCTATTTTTAGGAACAATACATATGCAGGACATCCAAGTGGATTCTCTGCCATCGAAATCCTTTCCGGAGACAACATCGCCGTATTTGGAGGAAGATGCGGAAAACCGCCGTGGGATTCCTATACAGAACAGCAAGAGTGGGGAATCATCAATGTTGGAGCAACAAACGTAAGGGCGACAGGAGTTGATTTGCGGAACAACTATTCTGGGCCAAGTGCTGGAGACATTTACTTCAGTCAGTGTCCAGGGTCTACTGTCATTGCGCCTTCCACCCCATCTGTGGGCGCATCGCCTTGGACATACACGGCAGGGGCAACTCAAGAGGCAATTTCCGTCAATGGTGGAACAGTGTCTCAGATTGCAGTTCAAGGAGTTCCGCTATTTACTCAAACAAACCAGCTCTTCATACTTCAACCAAATCAATCTGCTGTAATAACATACAGTTCTGCTCCAACTGTTCGCTCTCTGAAGCTGGTTGGCTAACATGAACCCCCTGCACTATCCGCTGATCGCTTTTGTCCTGCACAAGCCACCCGCACCAAGACCCGCCTCCCATCGACATCGACATCCTCTGGTTCGACCCACGCAGCTAACACAACAAACAGATACCCTATGAGCAGCAAAGCATTTCAGAACGCAGACAAGCTCGTAAACCTGAGTTACGAGAATGCGATGTGGACATTCAATCAAAGCCAGACATCTCCAAATGATTTTTCCACATTGTATGTAGACAGAAGAGCAAATCACACAGGTGGAACTGCTGGATTTGTAAACTCTGCAATACTTGCAAAAACTTTTGTTTCTGCTGGAAATACTAACTTTGAGTGGGGTATTACAGGTGTTGTAGATAACTCTGCAACCGCTGGCGAGAATGTTGGCGGATACTTTCAAGGCATTAAACGATCTACCGGACCAACATGGGGATCAGTGATTGAAGTTATCGACAAGACTGGAGCAAATCCAACTACTGCGGCAGTTGCTGTTGAGATTGATATTACTGGAAATGGAGCAGACAATTTCAACAACAGAATTGGGATAGATATTGCTTGCAGAAAAGATGATGCATCTGGAAGTGGATGTGTGGCTGGATTTGGAATTAGACTTCAAAATCAAGCTGGATCAGGATACACGGTTGGATTTGACACAAGTTCAGCAACCATTTATCAGTCGGCATTTAGGATGGCCCAAGGGCAAGCTATTGCATTCGATGGAAATGCAACCGACAAGCTTGCGAGCGATGGGACCGGCATTGTATACTCAAGCGGAGGCGCATTTAAGGCAAAGCTTGTAAATGACGGAGGGATTTTTCTTACTTCAAGAACAAAAATAACCGGCACATTTACATCTGGATCGCAAACTCCAACACTTGGAACAAATAAGCCTGGAACAGCAGGAGGGGCTCCTGGCACATGGCTAAGCGTTCTTATCGATGGATCGCAATACTGGGTTCCAGCATGGACGAACTAAGCATGAAAACAATCACACTTACATTGACTCAAGAGCAGCTTCAGATTCTTAACGCTGCGCTCGGAGAAATACCGTACCGCGTAGCGGCACCATTGATTGCCAGCATTAACGCGCAAATTCACGATCAAACGGAAAAGAAACCATTTGAGTATTCATTGGTGGACGCATCATCGTAGCCATTTACCCCCTCCCCCTCCCGCTCATCGCTCTCGCAAACCCCAACGCAACATCCCCATGAAATACATCCTCGCTCGGTTAATGGAGCCATCCACATGGCGCGGCATCATCAGCCTTCTCACGGTCTTTGGAGTTAAGATTGCGCCTGACCAAGCGGACGCTATCCTCACCGCCGGCGTGAGCGTTTACTCAGCCATCAACATCTTCAGGAAAGAAAAACCGTGATTGCCGACATCTCGTTTGAACCCATGGTGAACCAACTTGTTGCTCAAGGACCGCTGGCGTGCGCGATGGCAATCGCTATCTGGTATCTCTCACAGAAGATCCGCGAGTGCGAGGACGACCGGAAGGAGCTGTGGAAGAAGGTGAGTGAAATCTCTGAGCGGTTCTTCACCGAGCACAAATGAACATCTCAGACGCGGGTCTAAAGCTCATCATCGACTTTGAGGTTGGCGGCGGTGAGGAGTACTACCGCAAGTTTCTTCAGAGCCCGACGTGGCCTGGGGAGCAAAGCGGCGTCACGATTGGAATTGGCTACGACTTGGGCTACACCACACCGCAACAGTTCTCGGAAGCGTGGGAGGAACTGCTCCCCGAGTCCGACTACCTTGCGCTCACCGCCGCCCTTGGAGTCAAGGCAAACGCAGCCCGCGAACTCCTGCACGCCTCGCCCGCAATGCGCTCTATCGTGGTGCTTTGGCAGAAGGCCGTTGATGTCTTCCAGAAGAACACGCTGCCCATGTTCTACCTCCGGATGCTGCGCATTTACCCGCAGGCCGAAGACCTTCCAGACGAGGCGCGAGACGCCCTTATCTCCTTGGTGTTCAACCGTGGGACGGCTCTCTCGGGCGAAAGACGCTCGGAGATGCTGGGCATCCAGAACGCGATGCGTGACCGCCGGTTCTACGACGTACCGGAACTCATCCGATCGATGAAGCGTTTGTGGCCGAATACCAAAGGCTTACAACGCCGCAGAGACGCTGAAGCTTCCCTCTTCGAGAAGGCTCTTGAGCCTAGGCGTAAGCGATAAACTCCAGCCCCTTGCCTTCAATCTTCGGGAGCATACCGTTCTCGTCGTAAATCCCTGCGCCCTTGGGGATAATGGTGTCCGGTGGCAGTGCGCTGCCCATGGTTGCAATCGGCCCTGAGTCGGAATGCACCTTGGGCGCAAGGACAAGAAGACCCGCCTGAATGCCATGCACACCGGTGAAACGCTGAACGAGGGTGTCGAAGGAGACTGGTTCCATGGGCCAATACGTTGCGAGAAAGCGTCTTGCGACGAAATGAAAAAAGATGTTGCGATACGCAAAAAATGCGTACATCTTCATCCCCGCCATGAGCTACCAAATCGATGCGAGGCACATGGTCTTCCGGTTCGGGGGAAAGAACCTGCTCTGGAAGAAGTTGGTGTT